AGGGAGGAGTTGTTGGGGCCGCGTTCTGATTTTTCAAAGCCCTGCCAAGGGGCTGCGGAAAAATCAGCTAACGCAGCCCGTTGCTGTTGCTTAGCCTGCGGGTCCCAACCCGTAGGAATGTCTATCAGGGGTGTACCTATTTTGTACCGGTTTCTTTTTGTGCGAGGGAGAAGACCTTGAACAACACTATTTATTATATAAGAGAAAAAGCGCGATGAATTCTGAGAACTCATCGCGTTTTTTCTCTTATGCGGGTAGTGGGGGTCGAACAACAAAAAATGATTGAGCGACGTCAAAAACGTATCTGCAACGCGCCTAAACACTTGCTAAAAAGGTAGTGCGGTTGGTTTGTAGCCCATGTATTTTGCTACATTTACAAAAAAGAGTGTTACCAAAACTGTTACCAGATTCAGGCCTGTGCCTTTTTGAATGCCGCGGTGGTAGCGGCAGCAAGATCTTCCCTCTGACCATCAAGCTCGTGCCGATACACTCCGGCAGTATCCATGTTCTTGCTGTGACCGACCAGCATCTTCAGCTGGCTGTCGGTCAATACGCCGGATTCAATGCTGACGAAAGTGTGCCGCATCTCATACAGCGTGACCTGAGGCTCAATGCCATTGTCACGCTGGTACTTCTTCCAGCGCTTGAATAAAGCCCTCTGGTTCTGGATCTGGAACAAAGAGGTGGTATAGTTCAGCGGGATCCCGGAAGCCTTCAGTAAGGCTGTCTGCGCTTCGTATGCCTCGCGGGCTTCCTTTCCCATATCGAACGAACGAATAGCGTTTTCATTCTTTCCGGTGGTTTCTTCATCCATCCGGTTGATGCTGCGGCGCAGATTGACGGTGTTCCCTTTAATGTCGCCGTACCAGAGCCCCACAAGCTCCCCCGGGCGTACACCTGTAGCCACCGCAAAACGATAGGCATAAATATATTCGTCAAAGACGCGCTTTCCATAGTAAAGGCGGCTATCTACGTCAAACAGGATTTTCAATGCAGATGGCTGTAAAATATTCTTCTTCCCCATCCGGGCATTCTTCGGGATCGACAGCTCAGGAAACAGGGCGCTGTACTTGTTCCGGCGGCACCATTTCACAAAGCTGATCTCTGTTGAGCGGATCGTCATAAGGGTTTTGCGGCTCAGAGGTTTGTCACTCGTGCGCTTCCCCCCTTTTTTGAGGCAGCGCTTTTTGAAAGACATGTCAATTGCCTTTTGAAGATCGCCCTCGGTCAGCTCGTCGATACGGATGTTCCCACACACCGGGAGAATGTAGTATTCGCCGTATTTATTACACTGGATCACATAGGATGTACCGCAGGTGAGCTTCAGCTCTTCCACCCACTCGGCATAGAGGGTGGCTACCTTCTTCCTGCCGTCCCGGATACTGTCATCCAGCCATGCGTCCGCTTTTGCGTTTGCTTCCCGTTGTCCTGTTCGGCCCGGCGTGCTGCTGTAAAAGCGCTTGCGGGTACCGTTCTTCTGCACCGCGATGCACCAGCGGCTTTCCTTCTCGACCCAAAATGCCGTGTTGGTTCTCTTTTTCATAAAATCCACCTCCATACACAAGGGTACACTTTGACAAGCCTGCCCGGAGGTGGTACAATACAAGTGTTCATGTTGGATTGTACCCTCTGGGGCAAGCCACTCTGCAAACGCTCTCGGTGTTGGTAGCACCGGGGCGTTTTTTGTTTTTATTGAGCTGTTGCAGATTTTGCAACGGCTGGAAGCAATGTGCAAAATTTGCACATTGTTTGGCCTTACTTCTTCGCTTCAGCTTTTTCGCTGCGCTTACGCCACTGGCTCTTCAGGCCGTCAATATGCTCAAACAGATCAGGCTTGATATCAGCCCACATCGGGTCAAGGATAAAGTCCACGCCCTCCCGTCGGGCAAGCTTGGCAGCGGGGACAAAATCACTGTCACCGGCAATCAGAATGATCTGATCAACCTGCTTCTTATACGCGAGTGACGCAATATCAACACCAACACGCATGTCCACGCCCTTTTGCTGAGCCACAAAAACGAAATCGTCCTCGGTCAGCTCTTCCAGCTGCTTTGTGCCAGCAAGAAGCTTGCGGGTCACATCCGGGCGCAGATTGTAGGCTATTTGGTTGGACAATGTACCAAGGCGGAGTGCAAATTTTCTGCGCTTCCGCAATTCTTCCAAAAAGGTCTGCGTCCATGTATAAGTATCAGATTTGTCCAAATCCACATTCTTCTTTGTCAGCGGGTGGTACACGCTGCGGCGGCCTACTGGCTCACAATCGTAATAGAAAATGCGGTACAGCTGACGCTCCTCGTTGCCGTCCTTATCGTGAAGGTGAGCCATACAGTAAGCATTCAGTTCCTTCGCACGTTCCTCGGCGGTCTTTTTGCCCCACAAGTGGGCTGCACGTTTGCGGTAAAAGCCGCCATCAACCAGAATTGCTGTCTTTGCCATTTGTGTTACACTTCCTTTGGTAAAAAATAAGACCCCAGGATTCAGCCTTCCCCATATCGGCGGGGGGCTTACTACCAGGGGTCTGTTAAGCATTTTGAAACATCATGTTTCTGACGGCATCCTGTAAAGATGCACCCCTATTATATGCGTTTTTGTTGATTTTGTCAACTCATTTTGCAAAATAATCAATTATTGGTTATTTTTCGCAAATTTTAGTGAAATATCGCTTTTCACCCTACCCAGTGCGTCCAGCCTACGGCCTTGCCCTCAATGTGCACCTCTTCCAGCTGGGGGCCGGTGTAGATCATGGGCGCATAAGCCGGGTTTGCGGGCATCAGGGTCAGCGTGCCGGGGTTGTAATATACCCGCTTGAGGGTAGCTTCACCATCAATGCGCACTGCGGCGATTTCTCCGTTCTCAACCTCCGGCTGGATGCGGATATACACCACGTCTTTATCGTGAATGCCGGCATCCACCATGCTGTCACCGTGGCAGGTCAGGGAAAAATCGCACCGGATGTTCTCCGGCACGTCCACCATTTTTTCAATGTTCTGCTCTGCCGTGATGGGTTCCCCACAGGCAATGCTGCCGATCAGCGGGATCTTCTTCATCTTTGGCATCGGCTCAAAGCCCGGGGGGATGGTAGGCTTCTTGGGCTCCGGCTGTTCTTCCCAGCCCATCAGGTAGGCGGGGGATACTTTCAGCCGTTTGGCAATAGCGTCAACCTTGTCTGTCGGTATATTGGTTACAATATTATTTTCATACTTATATACAGCCTGCTTTGATACGCCGATGTAATCGGCAAGCTCCTGTTGGGTTACATCTTGCTCTTGACGTACCTGTCGAATGCGATCGCCTACAGTCACCGTGAGCACCTCCTTTGATGTCTATAGTATAGCAGATAAACCACCAGTTTACAATATTTTTAATTCAATTATCAAAAATAACTTGACAGGTTACAAATATGATGCTATTATACTTGTGACCTCATAAGTTACACAGGGGCCGTTTGGAGGTGAAAAGTGTGGTAAACGTCAATTTGCTCAAGTCGTACATGGTCAAAGCAGGCTACACTCAAAAAATGTTGGCTCAGGAACTTGGAATTTCTGAGCAAACCTTAACACGCAAGCTCAAGAAACGTGTTTTTGGTACAGATGAAGCCTCAAAGATTGTGGAACTTTTGAGTATCGACAATCCGCAGGCCGTATTTTTTGGCCATTAAGTAACTTGACAGGTTACATTTCAAGGGAGGTGAAGAAGATGAAGAACAACATCCAGAAAGAAATCCAAGAGCGCCGCGAACACGCCGAGCGCTTAAAGAAAATCGCCCTCAAGCTGTTCGAGCAGCTCAAGAGCGAAAATGTCAGTTTTTCGGACGCAGAGCGAATCATTAGTCTGCTTTCTGCATCCGTAAAAACTGAGCGCGATGACCGGATTATTTAATCCATGCTGGAGGGACTATAAATCTTACTATCCTCAAGATTGATTAGTTGCTCCAGACAGTCGCTGTACCAAGAAGCCAGTACGCAGGCTGCCTGTGCAGGGTCATTCAAGTCAAGACCCTGCGGACGCTCACCGCGCTGCAACGCAATCTGCAATTTGTTGTTTGCATAAGCAAGTGCCAGATTGTGCCGAATTTTATTTCCATCACTCATGATTTCCACCTCCCTTCTGCCCAAGTATACCGCAGGAGGGAGCCAACCACAAGGAGGTGAACCACATGGACAACAACAAAAAGCCCAGCGGACCTGTGGAAGAGGAACGCTGGGCGAAGATAGAAAAGGAAGTTCAGGAGCTTAAACGGAGCAGGTCAATCCTCAGCATCGGCTTGTTCCTGCTGAGCGGCCTGTATGGAATCTTGATCCTCTGCATCATCTTGAGAATCATCCGAATCGAGGACACTTTGACCTCGATCATCCAATTCAACGCTCTGGTTGGCGAGCATCTCCAAAGCCTCGGCGATTCGCTCATTCGTATCCTCAACGATTTTGAAATGCTCCTCCGTGCGCTGTCTGAAGTTTTCTGACCTTTCTGCTTCCTCTCGCTGTATTTCGAGCATTTCCTGTTGATATTCTGCCGTTGCAGACCATGAAGATTCTTCCTTTTTGTCATGTTCGCTGGACAATGCCTGACCTGCCAAAAACAGAAGAATTGTAACGATGATGCTGATAATTCCAACCCAGTCTTTTTGGGGGATTGCATTATCCGGAGTTTTTACTTCGGCGATTTTGGCGTTGATAGTTTCAACCGCCTCTGTAGGTAGAAGTGGTTCGACTTCATCCAGAACAGCTTGAGTACTTGCCAGCGGCACGGTTTCGGATTCTTTTTCGCTGTAAGTACTTTCGCTCCATATCGAGTCTAACTGATCCGCAAAAGCCGCAGCATTTGAGTAAAGATTTGTAATGTTGCTTGTTCGGAGTGCGGTGGTGAGATTTAGCACATTGGAATTCAGCATTTCTGTCGATAACCGGAAAGCGGGACTTTCCATTGCCGATCCGTAGAGCGCCGAAATCTGATTGGTGAAATTGAGATTTGCTCTGGCCTGACCAGCCAGATTCTTGGCGAGATTGGATAGTTGATACTCTGGCACACATAATCTGGCATCTTTCGCCAAGCGGTACGCCATGTTGTTCCATTCTGCGGTTTGGTAAATCGATTTCATCTGGTTGCTCACCATGCGAACAGAATCCGCCATTTTCGCTGCTTCGGACACATAATTGCTGAGTTCTGACAGCTGGTATGCTGCCGTCTGAGCTGCAGAGCTCAACTCGTAAAAATTTTGCATTTTATCACCTCCCTTCTGCCCCTCTATTCTACCGCAGAAGGGAGCCACCCACAAGGAGGTACATCTTCACCATGAACGACATCATCTTATCCACCCAGAACGGCGAACCGGTGGCATCCAGCCGGGAAGTCGCTAAGCGCTTCGGGAAGAACCACCGAGATGTTCTTCGCGCAATCGAGGACATTCTGGAGGGGGTGCGCAAAATTGCGCAGACCCCCAAAGATATCACAGCGCAAAATTGCGCTGTGACCCAGAGCGCTGAAAATTCAGCTGTGACCCAGATGTTCTTCAAATCCGAGTACACCCACCCTCAGAACCACCAGAAGTACCCCATGTACCTGATGAACCGGGACGGCTTTTCGCTGCTGGCCATGGGCTTTACCGGCAAGGAGGCGGTGCAGTGGAAGCTGAAGTACATTTCCGCGTTCAATGCAATGGAAAAGCAGCTGGCCGCGCAGCACAAAGGGCAGCGGGCCGTGCAGGATGCCAACATCCAGAACGCCATCGACCGGGTGATCGAAGCCCGGAAGAAGCTGGACGAGAACACCGCTTTTCTGGACGA